AAAAAGGCATTATCTATTAAAAAGACTAATCCAGAATTGTTCCCTACGGATATAGCAGCAGCTAACTTCGGAGCAGACCAACCACAAGGACAAGCACCGATTCAGAACAAAACAATGGGGAATATTCCAACGCCCATTAGACCATCACAAACAAGTAATCAACCAAATATAGTTCCTAAGACATACCAAAGATGAAAGAACTTTTTAAGACAAAAGAAGATATAGAGGCTGCAAAGGCTCATTTTAAGACATTAAAGTCCCATGCAGGGTGGTTATTGTTAGTTGACATAGTTAATGAGAATATAAAGACATTAGAGAATCAGATACTAAACGGATTTGACGAAGAAACTAAAGAAGAGATAGACAGGAAAAGAGATAAACTCAAGGCTTATAAGGAAGTAATAGGTACTCCAGACTTCTGGTTAGAGAGATTAGAAACAGCAGAACCAATAGATGATGATAATGATCCCTATTACAAAGTTGACAAGAAACTTAACTAAAGATACAATATTCATGTAGTTAATTAAAGGAAAAACCTATACTATGAATGAAGAAATACAAGAAGAAATAATAGAGGAATCCCCAGAAGAAGGTTTAGAGGAAGAATCCGATGAGGAATATGAAGAAACTCCTGAGGAAACGCCTAAAGAAGTACAAGAAGATGAGTTAGATTTAACTAAGTTAGAGATAGAAACAAGACAGCGGGGGGAGGAAAAGATAGAATACCCCGAAGATATAGACCCAGATGATGTAAAGACAATCGGTACTATAGTTGAGAAGCAGACAGCGAGTGTTAAAAAGGCACTGCAAGAAGCACAGGATAGAGCAGAGGTTGATGCCTTTGTTCAGGAAAGACCTGAGTTTGCTAAATATAAGCCAGTAATATTGAAATATTTACAACATCCCGTATATTCAAACATTCCAGTAAAGAATATCGCAGCCATAGTTGCATCAAACGATCTGTTAAAGTTAGGAGCAGTTAAAGAGAGGGAGGCACAGGCTAAAGCAGATTCTACCAAAGATACGGGCAATCCAGTCAGGAAACCAGATAGCGGAGTAACTGATTGGAGTAGAGCATCTAAGGAAGAGTTTGAATCCCAGAAAAGAAAGGTTTTGGGGATGCAGTAATTATTTCTTTGAAAGGAAAATATGAAAAAATTAGAAGAATTAACATTAAAAGAACTACAGCAAAAGCTAATTGAGTTAGGGATGTCCGAAGAGGATGCTAACGCATTTAGAACTAAAGCTGCAGCAATAGCTACTGTTAGTACATTGGAGTCTAAAAAAGAAGTAGATGATGGAAAGGTTGCATCTTTAGAAGATAAAACCAGTCCAGCAGAAGATAGAGAAGTTAATAAGAATTGGAAGAATAAGGCTGAGAAAATGAGAGACAGATTGTTATCTCAAAGGAAAGTGAGTATTCTAATCCCTCTTGAACCTACAGAGAGAGCTGGAGTTGTAGAGTGGAGAAAAGATAAAGATGGAAATGACTTTCAGGTTCATGTATCAGGAGCAGTTGAATCAGTGCAGTTAAACGGTTACAAATATTTTATTCCTAAGGGAGTGTACACAGAAGTACCACAACAGATAGCCGAAGTCATAAGTAAATCACAGAAACAGACACTAGAAGCAGGTAGCAACATGTTACTTGATAGGATTGACCCTAATACAGGCAGACCGTTAAAAGAAATATTATAACTATTGACTTGATTGTCTAATGTAGACTATAATATTTATTACAAGCGTATAACGGAAAAACCGAGACGCACCAGAAATGGTGTGTCTTTTTTTATACGAGTTTGATTATTTATTTAATGTATTTATTTAATGAAAGGGAATAAACATGGCAATTACAAAAAGAAGTGCTAACGCCACATCTGATGCAACTACTTCAGGTACGATTGCAAGAGAGGTGAGCAACTTTTATGATAGAGCTTTGCTTGAAAGAGCTATTCCTTCACTCGTGCATACAAGATTTGCACAGGTTAGAGATATTCCACGAAATAGTGGAACGAATGTTATAAAGTTTAGGAGATACGGTAGCTTAGCAGCTAACACAACGGCTCTTACAGAAGGTGTTACACCTTCAGGAACATCATTGAGTGTTTCTGACATCCTTGCGACAGTATTGCAGTACGGTGACTATGTAACACTAATTGATGTTGTTCAGATGGAAACCTATGATCCTATCTTGACTGAAACAGCCGAGATATTGGGAGAACAGGCAGGAGATTCCATTGATCAGCTGTGTAGAACAGTATTAGCAGCTGGTACTACTATCCAATATGCTTCAACAGCAACAGCGGATAATGAAATTACAGCGGCTATGACTCTTAATAGAGCAGAGATAAAACAGGCTGTAAGAACATTAAGAGGAAATAATGCTAAACCCATTACCTCTATGATTGATCCCTCAACTGGGTACAACACCGTTCCAGTAGGAAAGTCCTTTGTAGGTATAGTATCTCCAGAGACAGCTTACGACTTGGATGATGCTGTGGGATGGATTCCAGTAGAGAAATATCCTAACAAGTCAAATGTTATGGAAGACGAGATAGGAGCATTAGCAGGTGTTAGATTCATAATGTCAACAAATGCTTATGTAGCGAAAGATGCTGGATCAGGTGGGGTTGATGTTCACTACACCATTATTCTTGGTCAGAATGCTTATGCAATCTCAAGAATATCAGGTGAGACATTGAAGAACATTGTTAAACCTCTAGGCTCAGCAGGGACAGCAGACCCGCTAGACCAGAGATCAACGAGTGGTTGGAAACTTACCTTTGCAGCTAAGATTCTAAACCAAGACTTCATGGTGGTAATACATCACGGAGTTTCAGCCTAAGTATTTATTTAAGGTTATAGGAGAATAAAAAATGGCACAAACAATAGTACAGAAAACACCAGAAAATATGGTGAGAATGGCTACGGGTACATACCTTGACACTGGAACTGTTGCTGCATACAACTTTGATGATTTAGGATTTCAACCCAGATATGTGAAAGTTATTAACACTACTTCAGGTGATGAAGAGTGCTGGATTGAAGGAATGACAGCAGCTCATGCTTACAAGAGAGTTGCAGCAGGAACTGGAGCAGCGACTACCTCCAATGGTATTACAGTAAATAGTAGAGGATTTACACTTGGTAAGGATACAGATATAAATGTTACAAGTGAGCAAGTTTATTTTGTGGCACTTGGATGATTAAGATATTATTGCTTTGGGTAATATTAACCCATGCAATAGGTTAATAATTTATACCCCCGCTTCGGTGGGGGTAGATATGAAAGGCATTAAGTTATGGGTCAATATAGTAATGCTACAGGTTCAAACTTTGAGCTAGAGAAACTTTTGGTTGAAACAGTAGAGGGGGTTCAAGGAGATACTGGTGCTAAAGGAGATACTGGTGCTAAAGGAGATACTGGTGCTAAAGGAGATACTGGTGCTAAAGGAGATACTGGTGCTAAAGGAGATACTGGTGTAGCAGCGTAATAAACTTGATAGGGAGATGGGGGACTATCTCCCTATTAGTAGTATTTATTTAGAAAGATATAAACATGGCTAATCCTTATTATGATGGGAGAATACAATTAGATGGTAATGGATACCCTGTTCAAGGGTTGTATCCTTTTATGTCTAAAAAGGTTGTTACCTTTGCAGGTGGAACTGCAGATGCTTGGGGAGATGATGGCGGAGCATTAGATGGTGGAACATTATTCACAGTTACAGGGGTTGTTAAATGTATAGTGGTTGCTAAATGTACAACAAGCTGTACTGGTGCTGGTTCAACTAACGAAGTTGGAATATCAGGTGCAACGGCAATATTTATGCCAACTACAACCATGACTAATTTAGATGCAGGTCATATATGGCTTAATAACGCTACTCCAGCTACGTGTTGCGTTGTTGGTGAGTCAGGGGCAGCAGCAGACAACCTACCAGTCTACATGTTAAACGGTAACGATATTATAATGACAACCAAAACAGCAAACACTGAAGCGGGGGTTGTTGAGTTCTATTGTTATTGGACTCCTATCAGTTCAGATGCTTCCGTAGTGGCAGCTTAATGGTATAATTGGAGATATGAAAATAGACTTTAATAAAAAGTTTACTAACTTTAATGGTGATGTATTAAAAGACTCACAATCCCAGAAAGAATTGTCCTTAAAAGATGTGTGCGTAGAAGCATTGATGGTCGTTGACCAAAAAGAAGAAATAGATGGGGAAGAGAAAGTAAAACGCTACAATCTTGCTTTGGATATTTATAATGGGAAGAAAGAAAACTTATCATCAGAGGAAATTGTTTTGTTGAAAGAGCTTATTGGTAGGTATTTTTCAACGATAGTGGTCGGTCAGGCATTAAAAATGCTAGAAAACGATTAAAATCTTCTCTGATAAATAGTATAATTACAGTATGAGAAGTATCGTATTTGTAAATAATTTACAAGAGGTATTAGAATGACTCCTTTGCGATTGGCAGAATATGTAAGATATAAGACTCGTACAAATCCTACGACTCTTACTAATGCTGATTTAATCACTTTAGCCAATGTTGTTAAGGACAGGCTTGTGTGGAGAGCTTTAGAAGCTGATGAGGATTTATTCTTAGTACCAACATACCTAAACTTAGTGGCTAATCAAAGGGAGTATCCCTTACATTCAGACTTACTATCAAGAATAAAAAGAGTTGAAGCTAAATTAGATGGTAAAAACTACATAAAGTTATATGAGTTTGACTTACCACAGCATTCATATCCTATTTCAACGGAAGCAGATATTGTTGCACATTTTGGAAACACAGAAGGTGAGGCATTTTTTGATATCATGAGAAACTCTATTTGGATTTATTCTGGGACAATCACAGATGTACCTGACGGGTTAAAGATATGGCTTAATACAGTAGTAGCAGATATTACATCTATGGAGTCAACAACGGATATGAGCATTGATCCCACGCCCACTACACATGGTATTCCCAGAGCATTACATAAAGTATTAGGTGATGGAATGGTTATTGAGTGGAAGGAATCAAGAGAGAAGCCTATTCCTTTAACAGAAAGGGAGATGATGTACGATAGAGAAGTTGATAGGGCGGTAAGCTCTCTTAAAAGAGCTAACTATGATAGGGATATAATTGGTTTAATACCCAATGAGGGTAACTACGGACAGGATTTCTAATGTCTTATTGTGATGATCAATATACAAAGGTAGCTAAACCAGCAATACCGTCATACATAGTAAAAGCTAAACCAACGGCTAGTTATACAGTAGTAGAAAAAACTACATCTTCTTACACGGTTGTACCTCAACCTTGTTTAGAGTTATTAGCTATACTGACGGAGAATGGAATAGAGATATTACACGAGGACAGTAGAGTAATGATTACAGAAGGAGTATTAGTTTAATTAAGAAAGGATATTACTTTGGGTTACAGAATAAGTGAATTAGAAGCATTAGCAGCAGCACCAGCAGGTGATGATTATATGGTGTTTGTTGATGTTTCTGATAAGACTCAGAACGCAACAGGATCAACTAAGAAAGTGACTGTAGGTCACATGGCTGATGCTATTGGTACGGGAGATACAGGTGTTCGGGGGGACACAGGTGTTCAAGGAGATACGGGTGTCAAAGGTGATACTGGTGAACAAGGTGATACAGGAGCAGACTCTACTGTACAAGGGGACACAGGTGTTCAGGGAGATACAGGAGTAAAGGGAGACACGGGGGCTAAAGGTGACACAGGTGTAAAAGGAGATAAAGGCGATAAAGGTGATACGGGTGTCAAAGGTGATACAGGTATTCAGGGTATTACTGGTTCTAAAGGTGACACGGGTATTAAAGGAGATAAGGGTGATACGGGAGTTCAAGGTGATACAGGAGCTGATTCCACTGTACAAGGTGATACTGGCGTTAAAGGGGACACAGGTGTTCAAGGAGATACAGGAGTCGCTGGTGCAGGAGTAAACTGGATAGGAGTTTGGAGCTCAAGTATTACTTACGCAAAAGATGACGCTGTATCTTACGAGGGTACTTCGTATATTTCATTACAAGATTCTAATATAAATAAAAACCCAGCTACACAAACTACCTACTGGTCGGTGTGGGTTGAGAAGGGAGATACTGGGGTTAAAGGTGATACAGGGGTTAAAGGTGATACTGGGGTTAAGGGGGATACTGGAGCTAAAGGAGATACTGGTATTCAGGGGGTTGCTGGTGCTAA